GTCCTGAGTATTATGAAAAAATGAAGAAAAAATATTCATTTTCTTAAATTTTTTAAAAATCTTTTGTATATATTTATATTAGACAATAATATAAAATATGAGTCAAGACTTAAAACAAATAATTAGGGAAGAATATTTGAAGTGTTCCCAAGATCCTTCTCACTTTATGAAAAAATATTGTAATATTCAACACCCCCAAAGAGGTAGAGTAATATTCAATTTATATCCGTTTCAAGATAAGGTATTACATTTATGGAGAGATAATCCATACAGTATAGTTTTAAAATCAAGACAATTAGGTATATCTACTTTAGCTGCAGGTTATTCTTTATGGTTAATGTTGTTTCATAAAGACAAAAACGTACTTTGTATTGCAACTAAGCAAGAAACAGCTAAAAACATGGTAACGAAAGTTAAATTCATGTTTGATAACTTACCTTCTTGGTTAAAAATTGATGCAGAAGAAAATAACAAATTAACATTAAGATTAAGTAATGGTTCTCAAATTAAAGCAACTTCAGCATCATCGGATGCCGGTCGCTCAGAATCAGTATCTTTACTTATAGTCGATGAAGCAGCATTTATTGAACAAATTGGAGAAATATGGGCATCAGCACAACAAACATTAGCAACAGGTGGTGGAGCAATTGTTCTATCAACACCTTATGGAACTGGAAACTGGTTTCACAAGACATGGGTCTCAGCAGAGAACAAGGAAAACGACTTTTTACCTATCAAGCTACCTTGGTTCGTTCACCCAGAACGAAATGAGGAATGGAGAAAACGACAAGATGAATTATTAGGAGATCCTAGATTAGCATCACAAGAATGTGATTGTGATTTTAGTACTTCAGGTGATGTTGTATTTTTTCCTGAATGGGTTGAATTTATAAGTCAAACAACAATTCAAGAACCGTTAGAACGTAGAGGTGCAGATCAAAATTTATGGATATGGGAACCTGCTGATTATTCAAGAGAATATATGATAATAGCTGACGTAGCTAGAGGTGATGGTAAAGATTATTCTACATTCCACGTAATGGATATAGCTACAAATACACAAGTAGCTGAATATAGAGGTCAATTACCTCCAAAAGAATTTGGTTACTTATTAGTAGCAATAGCTACAGAATATAATATGGGTTTATTAATAATTGAAAATGCTTCTATTGGTTGGGCAACATTAGATGCTGTAGCGGAAAGAGGATATAAAAACATATATTACTCACCTAAATCAGATACATTAACTGTTGATTCATATTTTAATCAATTTGAAAATAGTACAAATGTTACTCCTGGTTTTACAATGTCTTTAAGAACAAGACCCTTAGTAATTAATAAATTTAGAGAATATATTGGTGATAAATCAGTAACAATTCGTTCAAAACGTTTGTTAGAGGAAATGAAAGTATTTATATGGAAAAATGGTAGAGCAGAAGCTCAATCAGGATATAATGATGATTTAGTTATGCCATTTGGTATAGCAATGTATTTAAGAGATACTTCATTAAAATTTCAACAACAATCTCATGATCTTACTCGTGCTACACTTGGAGGTATGAAAAAAATATCGTATAATGGGGGATATAGTTCTAATCAAGTCCAAAACCCATATTCTATGCAAACAAAAGATGGAGTTGAAGATATTAACTGGTTATTATAATATTTATAATATATAACAAAACAAAAAATGGCTGATAAAAGTTTATTTACCCGATTACAAAGATTATTTTCTACAGATGTAATTATTCGTAATCAAGGAGGCAACCAATTAAAAGTAATGGATGTTGATTCTATTCAACGTTCAGGTGATATAGCAACAAATTCATTAGTAGACAGATATAACCGTCTATATTCACCTTCTACAACTTCATTACTAGGATCACAATTAAATGTGAATTGGCAATATTTACGTACAATGGTCTACTCAGACTATGATAATATGGATTATGATGCAATTGTTGCTTCTGCTCTTGATATTATTTCTGATGAATGTACATTAAAAAATGACATGGGGGAAGTACTTCAAATTAGAAGTAGTAATGATGATGTTCAAAAAATTCTTTATAATTTATTCTACGATGTATTAAATATTGAATTTAATTTATGGTCTTGGATTCGTCAAATGTGTAAATATGGTGATTTTTTCTTAAAACTAGAAATTGCTGAAACATATGGTGTTTATAATGTAATTCCTTATACAGCATTCCATATTGAAAGACAGGAAAATTATGATCCTGGACATCCAAATGCCGTAAGATTTAAATACTCACCTGAAGGTATATTTGCTGGAGGATCAGGCTATTATGGCACACCTAATATAGGATCCTTTGATAATCAACCAGGTATTTATTTTGATAATTATGAAATGGCTCACTTTAGATTATTAACTGATGTTAACTATTTACCTTATGGTCGTTCATACTTAGAACCAGCTCGTCGTATATTTAAACAATATGTGTTGATGGAAGATGCTATGTTAATTCATAGAATTTCTCGTTCACCAGATAGAAGAATATTTTATATTAACGTTGGTTCAATTCCTCCAAATGAAGTAGAAAATTTTATGCAGAAAACAATTTCTACAATGAAACGTACTCCACTAATGGATAATCAAACCGGTGAATATAACTTAAAATATAACATGCAAAACATGTTAGAAGATTTTTATATTCCTATTAGAGGTAATGATCAAACAACTAAAATTGAAACTACTCCGGGTTTGACTTATGATGGTATTCAAGATGTTACTTATTTAAGAGATAAATTATTTGCCGCTTTAAAAGTACCTAAAGCATTCATGGGATATGAAAAGGACTTAAGTGGAAAAGCTACATTAGCAGCAGAAGATATACGTTTTGCTCGCACAATAGACCGTATACAACGTATTACATTATCTGAATTATATAAGATAGCGTTAGTACATTTATACTCACAAGGTTATACAGGTGAAGAATTAACTAATTTTGAATTAGATTTAACTACTCCATCTATTATATATGATCAAGAAAAAATGGCATTATTAACTCAAAAAGTAGATTTAGCTAAATCAATTATGGATGCTAAATTATTACCTACAGATTGGATTTATGATAATATATTTCATTTTAGCCAAGATCAATATGATGAATTTAGAGATTTAATAGCAGAAGATCAAAAACGTGCATTTAGATTTAATCAATTATTTGAAGAAGGTAATGATCCTAAAGAAACAGGTAAATCATATGGTACACCACACGACTTAGCTTCACTTTATGGTAGAGGTAGATATGAAGAAACTAGTGTACCTGATGGATATGATGAAAAAGCAACATTAGGAAGACCACAAGAAAATCCAACAGATCGTAATACTCAAAATGATAATTTTGGTAAAGATAGGTTAGGCGCTCAGGGAATGAAAAAAGACGATAATGAATCTGATTCTATTCGCCCACAATATAAAGGCGGTTCACCATTAGCATTAGAAGCAAAACAAGTATATCTTAGAAATAAAACCTTAATTGAAAGTTTAGGAAAAAAGGTATCAATTGAAAGAGACTCAACAGGAGAATCACTATTGGATGAAGCTAATTTAAAGGAGTAAGAAATTTTATATATTTATAACAAAATCTCAAGAATGAATATTCGCCACTCGAAATATAAAAATACAGGAATACTATTTGAATTACTTGTGCGACAAATAACAGCTGATACTTTAACCGGTGTTGATTCTAAAGCTACTAAAATTTTAAAAAAATACTTTGTTAAAACCGAACTAGGAAGAGAATATAAATTGTATGAAACACTTTCTAAACACAAAAATCTTACTGAGGGTAAAGCCGAAGTAGTGATTAATTCTATTATTGAGTCTTCTAAAAACTTAAATAGAGGAGCATTAAAAAGACAAAAGTATAATATAATTAATGAAATATCTATTCATTATAATATAGATGAATTTTTTAAAACAAAATTACCTAGTTATAAATCTCAAGCAGCATTATATACATTGTTAGAAATATATAACAGTGAAAATTTATCAAACCCAGATCAAATAATTGATAATAAAATTATTATATTAGAAACATTAACTACTAAACCCGTTAGTAAACAAAAAGTAGAAGATGATTTGATGACTGAATTTCAATCATATGATAAAGACTTACGTATTTTAACTTATCGTGTAATGTTAGAAAAATTTAATGGTAAATATGATTCTTTAAACCCATCACAAAAAATGGTATTAAAAGAATTTATTAATTCAATAGATTCAACACCAAAATTAAAAGAATTTTATAATACTAGAATAACTGAGATTAAATATGAGTTAGGTAAGTTAAATAAAAAAGTTTCGAATAAAGCAATTCAAATTAAATTAACAGAAGTTAACAACATGTTAACACCATTAGGAAAATTATCAAAAATAAATAATGATGATTTAGTTAATTTGTTACAATATTATGCACTTTTAGAAGAACTTGTTAAAGCAAATGCCTAAGTACATATATAAATTAAGTGAAGAATCAACTATCTCCTCTAATTCTGGATTTACATCTGGAGGTGAAGGAGAAAATCACAATGGCCAATCACCTAGAAAATCTACTTATGGAGCTTATACACAAGCAGGATTTAAAAAAGTAAAAGAAGGTCCTGGTGCTACATTAGGTCCTGGACCAAAAGCTGGTCCTGAAGGTGTTAAAT